TTCATATCAAAGGTAGAGAGAAGGCAGAGTTAGCGTCAGCATTTCTTAAGAGGATTAATACTATACTGGAGACAGAGGGTGTTGAGTTCGAACTTAAGGTAGTTGCTGAGGTTATACAAAAGCATTTCCCTGACTTTAGACGTACTCTTAATGAGTTACAGAGGTATGCATCGAAGGGTAGGATAGACACAGGTATATTGGCACAGGTATCTGACGTTAAGATCAGTGATCTTATAGGGTATCTCAGGAATCGTGAGTTTACAAACATGAAAAAGTGGGTCACATCTAATATAGATAATGAACCACAGGTGATCATGCGTAAGATCTATGATAACCTTTATACATATCTACTTCCCAAGTCTATACCAGAAGCAGTGCTAGTCATTGGTGAGTACCAGTACAAAGCAACCTTTGTCATGGATCAGGAAATTAATCTTGTGGCATTTCTTACAGAGTTAATGATGCGTTGCGAGTTTAAATGAAGACACACCATGATCTATTTCCTACTAGAGTCTGGGAGTATCGCACAGATGATGATGAAGCGATAGACCAAGCACTTGATTATATCAAGACTCTGGATTTGCAAATGTTTAATTACCCTGCAGGTGTTCGTACCAGTAAGGGTGACATACATAAGGATCCAGAGATGCAACCTTTAATGGATTTTTTTAATGATGCTATAGATGATGTCAGATGTGAACAATTCCTCCAAGTCGATGAACTCCGAATCTCCCTCGCATGGGGAAACTTCGCACCCAGTGGATCTGGTGCTGGTCATCCTTTGCATAGGCACCAGTATAGCTATCTCTCTGGGGTATTCTATTTCACGGAAGGTGCGAACACTGTTTTCCAAGACCCCGTTGACATCCGAAACCTCGACACACTCGAAATAATTCGTGATAATTTTGATGGTCCTACTGAACGGTTCGAGGCAGAACGTGGTAAACTATTATTATTTCCTGGTTGGTTGAGACATTTCAGCGAACCACATGTAGGTGATTTTGATCGTTACACCATGTCATTTAATACTTTGCCCCATGGTAGAGTGAACGCAGGGCCAATGGGTATACCCATGGCACAAATGCATGTATTATGAAACTACTGAAGACTCCTTTACGCTATCCTGGTGGTAAATCAAGGGCAGCAGCACAATTATATAAATGGTTTCCTGCTCAGATTGAGGAGTACAGAGAACCTTTCATAGGTGGTGCTTCTATGGCACTATATTTTAGTCAGTTACACCCTGATGTTCCAGTATGGGTGAACGATAAGTATGACTACCTTTATAATTTCTGGAAAGTATTACAGTCAGATGGAAAGGAATTATCAGATGCTTGCATCGCTATCAAAAAGGATCATCCAGATCCAGTCTCAGCAAAGTCTTTATTTAATGAAGCAAAAGACTCCATTCAGCAGAAGGACTCTTTTGATCAAGCTGTTTTATTTTGGGTTCTTAATAAGTGCAGTTATAGTGGTTTGACTGAGAACTCTGCTTTCTCTGAAGCAGCATCCAGACAGAACTTCTCACTACGAGGTGCAGGTAAACTAGCAAACTACCCTGCTATTATTAAGGACTGGACTATAACCAACTTAGATTACAAGGAGTTGATGGCAGATGAACTTGATAACGATCAGCACCCTAATCCTTTTATCTTCTTAGACCCACCATATAAGATCAAGTCGTATCTATATGGTACTAAAGCAGATCTACATAAGAACTTCGATCATAAGAGATTCTATGATGACTGTAGTGTCTGTGCATATAGATGGATGGTCACATATAACGTTGACGAGGAGATAGAAAAGACTTATAGTAATTACAATCAGAAGTATTTCACGTTGACATATGGTATGCAGCATCGTGCTAACAACAAGAAGCAAGAACTGCTGATATCCAACTACGATATACAACCACCCAATCCACTAGAGGCATTACTTTATGGCAGAGTTTGAGTTTCCCTTAAAAGATTATCTAAATGGTGTCAACCTTAAGATGGGTAAACTTGAGGACAATGAACGTGCCATGAAGAAGTATCCAAAATATGTTGTTAACAAGATGTTATCTGGACATGTAGATTGCATCATGCATGTCAATGAAATGAACCGATATTACAGTCTTGACAACGCTCTCCAATATCATTATTTTCTATATAGTATTAGGAAATCGAAGAGATTTTCTCCTTGGCACAAACAATCGACTGATAATGATTTGGAACTGGTGAAACAGTTTTATGGTTATAGCAATGAGAAGGCACGAACTGCTCTTTCTATTCTGACGAAAGAAGAATTAAAGGTCATCAAAGCGAAACTTGATACTGGAGGAATAAAATGAGTGACGAGATCAACTGGTCTCAAGATATGATGCTTGAGGTTTCATTAAAAGAACCTGATGACTTTCTCAAAATACGAGAGACACTTACTAGAATAGGTGTAGCATCTCGAAAAGAAAAGAAACTGTATCAGTCTTGCCATATACTACACAAGAAGGGCAAGTATTACATAGTTCATTTTAAGGAACTGTTTGCATTAGATGGGAAGCCAGCAAACATAACTAAGAACGACGTAGAACGTAGGAACAGAATTACAAAACTATTATTTGACTGGGGTCTGGTAGAACTATCCGAACAACCTACCGAGATAGCACCTCTGAATCAGATAAAGGTATTAAGTTATAAGGATAAGTCAGATTGGACACTAGAATCGAAGTATAATATAGGTAAGAAGAAAGTCACTACTGAATAATGAAATTTCTTGGATTGAGAATCGATGACCACGATTCCAATGTCACTTACACCGACGGTAAGAAGGTTAAGTATTGTGCAACGGAAAGGTTATACGGTATAAAACATCATGGTTGGGATAACATATGGCAATGGGAAGATGTCCTAAACAAATGGGATATCAAGGTAGAAGATCTTGATGCCATTGCTATCATTACAGACGATATAAACTTCGAAGAAGGAGAATCGTATAGAGAATTAGATATGGGGTTTCCCTGCAGAACATTTGCAGTAGACCACCACTATGCACATCACTTAAGCATCTGGCCAGTTGGGGAAGTACCTCACACTGGCTATGTTTATGATGGGTATGGTAACGATAATCATTCATTCTCTCTGATACAGGGTGAAAAGGTATCAATAACACATGATGCAGAGGAGTATGGATCCATCGGTACAGAGATGGCAAATGTTGGTATACAGGTAGGACTTAAAGCAGATCCACAGGGGTTAGATTTAGCAGGTAAAGTCATGGGACTTGCTGCTTATGGTCTTATAGATAAAGAATATTATGAAAAGATATCTCAGCATGGGTTTGTAGATATAAAACGTATATGGAACTACAAATCATGGACTAGGAAGTGGGATAATGATTTCGATATTAATTGGTTGAGGACAGTACATGAATACACTGGAGACCAGCTTGCTCTTTTTCTCTCTCATCCCGTTGGTGGTGATGACATCATTGGGTATAGTGGTGGTGTTGCACAGAATTGCAACTTTAACGGTAAGATCCGTAAAACAGGTCAAGGAGTCTTAATACCTCCTCATGCAAATGACTGTGGTCTATCCTTAGGAGCAGTAGAATTTTTAAGAAGAAGGTTCCATGAAGAACCATTTAGTAATGAAGGGTTCCCATTCTGGCAGGATGATGAAGCACCAGAAGAAGAACCAGATGATAGGACTATAGAGAAGGCAGCTATCTCATTACGGGATGGTCATATACTAGCTTGGTATCAGGGACATGGAGAGATTGGTCCCCGTGCTCTTGGGCATAGAAGTATTTTGATGTCAGCGAGGAACCGCAGGGCCAAGTTACATTTAAACAGAGAGGTCAAGCATAGAGAGCATTTCAGACCATTTGGTGCTGCTGTACTGAAGGAAGATACCTCTAAGTATTTTGATTACGATGGTGACTCCCCGTACATGAACACATCAGTACCCGTATTAGATGAAGGTCTCTCATCTGTCACACATGTAGATGGTTCTTGTAGGATTCAGACAGTTGATGGTGATGATAGTTTTGCTAGACTCTTAAGGAAATATAAAGAGATGACAGGTGATTCTGTTATACTTAATACTTCCTTAAACATCTCTGGATCCCCTATTGCATCTAGGATCTGGGAGGCAAAGGAGATGTTCTCTAAGAAGGGAATTAATACCATGGTAATAGGTAATAATTTATTTGATAAATAGGGCTGAAGCAATCCTCTATATAGATGACAGAAGAAATAAAAGAAGATGTCAAAGAACCTAAGAAGAAAGGTTTCTTTGGTAAAGCTAAAGCCGCTATTCTTCCTGACCCTGAAGAGCAAGCAGCAATCATCTCTACAATGGTCAGAATCACAGTCCTGGCCTGGTCTGGTGGGATATTAACTTTAAACTATGTTGCCATACCTGGTATCCCTCAACAGAAAATAGATCCAACATTTATAGCTTCGGTTTTTACTGGAGTTTTAGCTAGCTTCGGAATTCAGACTGCATCTAAGAAGGGTGATGGTACTATGAAGATGAATGGTAATGGTAACGGTAATGGAGTTGGTAAGAACGGTGGTCCTACACAGACTATTGTTATAGAACAGGCACCATTAAAAATTATTGCTGAGTCACCTAAGAAAGACACAGATAAGAAATACACATTATAAACTTGAGGTTATTATGGAAAAGATTAATTGGACAAAATGGATTGCTGTGGGAGCAGGTGCTGTTCTAGGTGTCTCACATATAGGTATGATAGGTCTGCTTGCTACTCGACAAGAGAGCAAGTTTCCTACTCTTCCTACAGGAGACTATACTTCTTATCAGATACAGTCAGGTGCTGAAGGATATACGATCAATTACAGAGCGAATGATCCTTTACGTTTGACAACCATTAAAGACATCAAGAAGAAGGGTGGTTTCTTAGGACTAGCAAACAACACTACAAAAGTCCGAGAAGAATATGTAATGGATGGGGCTAAGCATCAAGGTGGTCCTGTATCTAACCACAGATCTTGGCAAGATCCTTCTACTATGAGGGAGGCATCATCGGGGGGAAACCTCAGTGACAAAACTGTGGAATGTATCGAAGCAATCGGTGGAGGAAAGAACACAGGTAGGCTCGTTGGTACATCAGTTGGTACTGCTGCTGCTCCTGCTCTGTCTGGTATCCCCTTTGTTGGTTGGGTTGCTGCTGGTTGGGTGGCAATGTTTGGTGGCAATCAGGGTGCTGACATAGGTGGTAACATGGCAGAGGAAATGAGTCGGGATTGTTAATACATACTATTGTATGCTACAATACCCTCAGTGGATTATAATGATGTTATACCATATCATGAACTCCTACTAATAAACGAAGAACTGGAACGTATGAATCACATATACCAGGAAGAAATCGAAATACAAGTCAAGACTATTGACGAATTAAAACAGGAAGTAAAATTCCTTAGGAAGCAACTGGAGTATAAGACTCTTGGACCTCCTATTCACTCACAAGATTACAAAGAGGATTGATCATGGACAAAATTTTTAAAGCGATGACTGTAGTATCTTTTGCTACTAGCTCACTCGTTGTTGGAGTCGCAGGCTATACTTACTTTAATCGTACTGCGATTATAGACTCAGTTAAAGACAGAGCTGCTGAAGAACTTAGTAACATATTACCAGGTTTAGTTAAGGGTTCATTACCTGCAGTACCATCAGTACCTGCACAAACAGGACCAGCGAACTTCCCTACACCTCCAGCACAGTAAATGACTGACCCTATCAAGGATATATTTGTTAGGGTACAGAGTATTAAACCAGTTCCTGCAGCAAACATACCCGAAGTTGATATTGATATCCCTAAAGTTATGATTAGGGGTACCACTTCTGGTGGACAGGTACTAATATATGAGGCTAGACCACCTCTAGTGGGCACTGTAACAGTCCCAGTCACACAAAACTTAGGCAAACCAATTGTGGACATGCCTGGTTGTGTGGAGGCACACAAGGACAATACAGGTAAGAATGAGAACCTAGTGGATGATGATCCAAAGGGTGTACAGATTTTTTGTGACGCAGGTACGCCAGCGTTTACTCCTATAGATTACAATAAAGGTGATCTAAAGATGGAGGTGGAACCATATGAACCTGACTTTAAGATAGGACCACCTCCACCAGTACCAGAAACACCTGGTATACCAGAGACACCTTGTGTCAGACCTAAGATCAGGGATCCTATTACTCAGCAATGTGTAGATCCACCCGAACCTAACCCTGAACCTGTAATAGAGCAACCGCCACCACCTATTGTTATTAGTGATTATGTTCCTGAGCTTTCTGTGGTCACAACCACAGCAGCAATTGCAACCACAGCAGCAGCGTCAGCATTGTTAGCAAAACCACTTGCTGATTTTCTAATGAAGGTCTTTAAACCTGCTGCTAAGAAGGCAGTTGCTAAGGTTCAGGCTCTGCTAGGTAAGACTCCTGTCAAACCCAGTAGGAGTGAGATTATTGCTGATGAGTACAGGAAAAAGAAGGGTCTGTTACCCCTAAAAAAGAAGGGTAAAAAGAAGTAACTAGGCATAAATATTTGTTAACTCCAGGACATTTCTCTTATAAATAGTGGTAGTCACCGAAAGGTACACGACGGAGCAACAAGATGCACTGAAACCTCATATATCATGCGGTTTAAAATAGTAGAGGAGGCACATGCATAACAAACTCTCACATAATCAATTAGCAAGTTGGAATCATGTTGAGAAAACACCCCTGTATACACTTACAGACGACCTTATAGACGACTACTTCGAATGCCTAATCGATTGTGAGACAGACAACCACAGTTGTAAGACCATATGTACAGACCTCTTAAGGTAAAGTAAAATTTAAAAAGAAAGAGACCCCCTAGGGGGTCTTTTTTATTTCTTCTTTAGTTCGAAGTTCTCCCTTGGTCCAAAGTTCTCCCGTTTGATTAGGGTAGCGTTCCCGTCAGCATCATATTCGAATGTAGATACTTCACTACCATTGGTCTTGATCTCAAACTTGGTTTCTAGGAGAGACTTATTACCATTTGCATCTATCTTATAGGTATTCTCTTGCTTAGGTTCCCAGTTCAGGAAGGTCTGGTCGATACCGTGAGTGTGTTGCTTAACTATATTCTCATTACCTTTTATAGTATGACTAGCTACGTCTACATCAGCACAAACTTTGGCGTATTGAGACCCAGCCTTAAATGAGATGCCAGCCTGTATCAATTGACCACAATTCTTTAGCCTTGCAATCTCAAAGTCTAGACGCTTGTTAGCCAGGATCTGCTGTTGTAAGGCTATCTGTGTATTAAATGCGTTCTTACAACCTTTCTGTAGTTGTCTGTCTAGTGGTATTGATATGGTAGCACTAAGACCTAACGATACGTTTGTATTATTCTTCTGTCCTGTCCTTGTTGGAACGTAATAAAGGACTTCACCTGGATTATCTGGTACACCATCATCGTTAGCATCTACGTTGTTGTAGACTGGATCTTGATAGATGTCCTCATATGGATGCTGTTGAGATAACGCTCCTGTAACGAAGGGGGTCACGTTAAGGGTCGGTCCTTGACATGATATACCACCACCATACTGGTTGTTAATATATGGACCTTGTAAAACTTGTATTGCCTGGTTGGTAACTGAGCCAGAAGAGTTGGCGATAGGACTAGCAGTAGCCGATACACCACCAACGTCAGTAGCATATGCAGGAGAACATGTTAGTAATGCTACTACTGGGAGAAGATACTTGTTGTATCTGTTACGCTTGTTATGGTGGTTTCTCTTTGGATCACGGTCTGATTCGAGATACCTGGTCCTTGATATGTATTTGTGAGTTGGAAGGCTGCTCCTGGTGTTGTTATGGTGTAGTCTCCCATCGTCGAGAGATCCAGACCATGAGTGGTTTGGGGTGTGGTTCCTGAACTTCCGAGAAGGTCTATGCTTCCCGATGAAGTCACTCCATCTGGTAAGATGCTGTCGCCATTGTGGGAAACCCCTGTCCCTGTCACTGAATATTGCCATCCTGTATTATAATCAATTGAGTTTATGGTCTCAGTTACGGTAGATGTAGTCTCCGTATGGCTCGTCATCGAGCCCTGAGTAAAATTGGGGACCACTGGAACTGCCATCACTGGAGTTCCTAGTGACACGATAGTAAGACTAGCTATAACTACCCGTTTCATTATTATATATCACCCTAATTTATAGTAAGTTCAGATACGAATTGACCTGTAGCTGTTGTGCCCGCCCCTCCAGCTGTTATTGTCATTGCACCTGCTGAGGTTATAGTTCCTGCAAGGGTTCCTGCGACACCGCCACTTTGAGTAGTCGTATTACCGAAAGCTGGCATGTCTACAACGACACCACTGGATACGTCAACACCTGTACCAATTGGATTTACAGCGTCTCCTGAAATGAAAGTTTCGCTGAAGCTGAAAGCTGATCCTGCAGTATTAATATCGTATGTACCAGCATCGAGTGTTGCTGCTGCTGTACCGCTAGGTGTTACTAGCTTACCAAAGTGATCGTCTGCTGATGCGACTTTGATGTTGTTACCACTTACACTGTAAGTACTTCCGATTCTGGTAGCTTGAGTTGCTGCACCATCAACACTTAACTGAGTTGATGTAGTTAAACGATGGACCAAGTCCGCCTTTGCAGCACCAGTACCTGTGAACAGCATCCCCATACCCAGAAGTAAAATTAATTTCTTCATCGTTCTCCGAATGTTATAGGATCCTAAGCCTATTTATCAAAAGAAGATGCTTAAGAGAGTATTAATACGGATAGCACTACTGGTAGTATTGTAGAACTGTGCTATAAATATATGTGGATGCCGAAAGGATCCACAATCAAACAACTCGCTTACAAAGGAGACTATTATGACAAATTTAGCAAGATATCGTGCAGCCGATCTACCAGGCTTGATGGATAAGATCAATAAGTATGGTATAGGTTTAGATACTTACTTCGATCAGTTCTTCAGCTACAATGAGAACAGTAACTATCCACCCTATAACCTAATCCATCTAAGCAATCACGAAAGTAGATTAGAAGTAGCACTAGCAGGATTTAAAAAGGAAGAAGTTAAAGTCTACACAGAGTATGGTAAACTCTATGTGACAGCAGAACTACCAGAAGAGAAGAAAGAAGAAGGTGAATTCATGCATCGTGGTCTTGCTAAGAGACCTTTCACTAGAATGTGGCAGATGTCTGAAGACGTAGAGATCAAACACGTTGACTTTGAGGATGGTCTTCTTAACGTATTGTTAGGGAAGATCGTTCCTGAGCATCATGCTCGTAAAGATTACCTCTAAATAGAGGCAGTTGTAATTCTTCCCTATGGGTAAGGTAATGGGTCACCCTCTATGGATGCTACCAGTCATGATTCTTGGTTTAGTAGCAATGATAGAGGGTCTCCATACAAGTGCACACTTGCACATGAAAATAGATGCTGATGCGTATTGTAGGAACAACGCTGAATGGGTAGAATCACATACAAATGATGATGATTATTGACACCTACACAATATCATGGTAGTATAAACCCTAGTAACTTAAAGAGGTGATAACGAATGAAGGCATCAGATATCGATCTTCAGATCGATCCAACTCCACCGACTGTAAATAACGTTGATACGATCACTGGTATACCTACAGGAGATATTAAAATAGAATACCCAGACAACACTGGTACTTTTAATATAGATCTCCCACCAGCATCGCACGCTCCTCATCCAGAGGTGATTGCAGCAATCGAGGCAGTCAATACTAAACTGGATCATGCTTTAGAGCATCTTCATAAACTGGATAAGAAACTATCTGGACTGAACCTCAAAGTAGTGACAGGATAAAGTGCATATATAATGTACAACCGAAGAGACCCCAGAGGTCTCTTTTTGTTTGGAATAAAATCATGAATGTTTATGTAAATCTCTGTCCTCATTATAATGAGAAGTCAGAAACCCTAACTGTTGATGTCCCACCCGAATATATGGATGAGTTCACACAGATGGTACACATCCTTGCAGATGAGAAGAATATATCTGCACGCAGATCCTTTACTGACTTGGTAAAGACATCGTTTAACACCCTAATGGAGAAAGATTATGAGCGTAAGAGTCGTAAGAATGCAAAACGGAGAGGACGTAATAGCTGACGTTAAGGAGATGCGTAACCAAGATGGTACACCTCTTGCTTACAAATTGGATTTTGCTTATGCATTGTCCTTGCAACCTAACAAGACTATGCTCCTAGAAGAAGGTGAGTCTATGTCCATGGATAACTTGGACGTTGAGTTCCAAACCTATGTGCCACTTTCTAAACATTCATACATCATGCTCCCGATCCCCTCGGTTGCATTAATATATGAACCACATGACAATCTCCTGTCCAAGTACAATGAACTACTAGAAGAAAATGCTAAAGATACTGATACTACAATCAAACCCCCTGATACACCTGATCGGAATGATGACTGAGTTGGATGAAGAACCATCCATTCTAATAGAAGGGTGCTACAGCATCACACCAGACGGAGAACTGTCACAGTATCCTATGCACACAGATCAACGTGACCTCTTCTTGACAAGTGAGAATGTTTTTACTATAATTGATCCATCTCCCGAAATAGCGGAGAAGTACAGAGCGATTACTTAATGGGTTTTTATACAGACTGCTTACTTCTTGGTGATGATATCCTTTACCGAGGGTATGAGGATGGTGATGCCATTACATATCGTGAGAAGTGTAGACCCACCTTGTATTTTGTACCTCAGGATCAGTCCAAGAAGTCAAAATATAAAACACTAGACAATAGGTATGCTCATCCTAAGAGGTTCGATGGAGCTAGGGATGCTCGTTCTTTCATAGAGAAGTACGAGAACGTGGAAGGTCTAGAGGTGCATGGTTATGACAGGTTTGTATATCAATTCATCGCTGAGAAGTTCCCTGATGAGGTGGACTTTGATATGAATCTCATGAAGATCTTTACGATTGATATTGAGGTTGGATGTGACAATGGATTCCCTTCTGTAGAGGAGTGTCGTGAGGAGGTGCTATGCATCACCATGAAAAATCTCATCACCAAGAGGATTACTACTTGGGGTACTCGTGAGTTCCAAGGGGAATATGAGTACAGGTTATTTCAGACGGAATCAGAGTTGCTTGAGGACTTCCTTCATTGGTGGGTCTCTGAAGCTCCTGATGTCATTACTGGATGGAACTGCAACTTATATGACATACCTTATATTTGTCGCAGGGTCGAGCGTGTGTTAGGTGAAAAGTGGAAGAAGTCCCTATCCCCATGGAATAGGGTATTGGATCGTGAGGTAGTTATCAAGGGTCGTAAGCAACTTGCATATGATATTGCAGGTGTTACGATCCTTGACTATCTTGATCTGTATCAGAAGTTTACCTATAGTGCTCAGTCATCCTATCGTTTAGATCACATTGCTAATGTGGAACTGGGTCAACAGAAGTTAGACCACAGTGAGTACGAAAACTTTAAGGCATTCTATACTAATGACTGGCAGAAGTTTGTAGAATATAATATACATGACGTGGAACTTGTTGACCGTTTGGAAGGCAAGATGAAACTGATTGAGTTAGCAATCTCCTTAGCGTATGATGCTAAGGTTAACTTGCGTGACGTGTATTCACAGGTTCGTATGTGGGATACATTAATATACAATGATCTTAAGAAAAGGAACATAGTTGTTCCACCAAAACAAGGGAGTAAAAAGAATGAACAATACGCAGGTGCTTATGTCAAGGAACCGAAACCAGGTATGTACGATTGGGTCGTCAGTTTTGACCTTAATAGTCTGTACCCTCATCTCATCATGCAGTACAACATCTCCCCCGAAACCCTTGTTGAGAGAAGACACCCAACCGCTTCCGTCGAAGGACTGCTCAATAGAGAAGTTAGAATCGATGGAGATTTTGCAGTGTGTGCCAATGGAGCACAGTACAGACGGGACATCCACGGCTTCCTCCCAGATATAATGCAAAGGATCTACGATGAACGTACGATCTATAAGAAGAAGATGATACAAGCGAAGAAGGATTATGAGAGTGACCCTTCTCCACAACTTAAGAAAGATATTTCTAAGTTTAATAACATTCAGATGGCGAGGAAGATCCAACTGAACTCTGCCTATGGTGCTATTGGTAACCAATACTTTAGGTATTATAATCTTGCTAATGCTGAGGCAATTACATTGTCTGGACAGGTCTCTATCAGATGGATAGAGAACAAGATGAACTCTTATCTCAATAAATTATTAAAGACTGATGATTATGATTACGTTATTGCTTCTGACACCGATAGCATTTACTTGCACCTTGGTCCTCTTGTGGAGAAGGTATTCCAGAACAGAGAGAAGAGCGATCAAGGCACACTTAGGTTCCTTGAGAAGGTGTGTGATGTGGAATTTGAGAAGTATATTTCGAATTCTTACGAGGAGTTGGCCACCTATGTAAACGCATACTCTCAGAAGATGGTCATGAAGAGGGAGAACATTGCCAACAAAGGTATATGGACTGCCAAGAAGAGATACATCCTTAATGTATGGAACAGTGAGGGTGTACAGTATGCTGAACCTAAACTCAAGATGATGGGTATAGAAGCAGTCAAGTCTTCTACTCCTATGCCATGCAGGAGTGCTATTAAGAAGGCACTTGAGTTGGTTATGACCAGTAGTGAGGCAGATGTACAGAAATATATCTCAGGATTTAGAAAGGAGTTTGAGTCAATGCCTTTAGAGGACATCTCATTCCCTCGTAGTTGTAATAACCTACAGAAATTCACGTCAACTAAGGACATATATGGTAAGGGGTGTCCGATACACGTCCGTGGATCTCTTCTCTACAACCACTATATTAAGAAGCACAAGATCGCTCACAAGTTTCCTCTTATACAGGAGGGTGAGAAGATTAAATACCTTTACCTTCGGAAACCTAATCGCATAGGGGAGAATGTTATCTCATTTTTCCAGACTCTTCCAACCGAGTTCGAACTTGACGGATCAGTGGATTATGAGGTACAATTTGACAAGAGTTTCTTGTCTCCCATTAAAGGTATCCTCGATGCGATTGGGTGGACACCAGAAAAACAAGTTACATTGGAGCACATTTTCGGATGACAAGTTCATTTTTACAGGACATAAGCAAGGAGATAGGTAATGAGTACGCTGCTATCGTTAGCGATGGTGTCGCTGCTGGTGACACAAGTAATTTTATCGATACAGGTAGCTACCTCTTTAACGCACTTGTCTCAGGAAGCATCAAAGGAGGTGTTCCAGGGAACAAGATCACAGCTATTGCAGGTGAGTCAAGCACTGGCAAAACTTATTTCTGCCTCGGCATTGTACAGTCTTTCCTCAATGACAATCCTGATGGTGGGGTTATTTATTTTGAGTCTGAAAGTGCGATAAGCAAAGACATGATTGAGAATCGTAACATCGATTCTAATCGTATGATGATTGTACCTGTTGTTACAGTACAGGAGTTTCGTCAGCAATCAATTAAAATTATTGATAAGTATCTAGCACAAGATGAGAAGGATCGTAAACCATTAATGTTTGTGTTAGATTCTTTAGGTATGTTATCTACCAGTAAGGAAGTAGAAGATACTGAAGCAGGTAAAGATACTAGAGATATGACTAGAGCACAGGTTGTGAAGTCTATCTTCAGAGTTCTTACACTTAAGTTGGGTAAAGCAAATGTACCAATGCTAGTGACCAACCATACCTATGATGTAGTGGGTGCTTATGTACCTATGAAAGAGATGGGTGGTGGTAGTGGTCTTAAGTATGCAGCATCTACTATCATATACCTCAGCAAATCCAAAGAGAAAGATGGTAAGGATGTGATTGGTAACATTATTAAATGTGAGACTAAGAAGTCTAGGTTCACTAAGGAGAACATCAAGATAGAATCAAGACTATTCTATGATGAGAGAGGACTGGATAAGTATTATGGTCTCCTTGAGTTAGGAGAGAAACATGGAGTGTTTACAAGAATAGGTAACAGGTATAAGATGGGAGAATCAAATCTATATCCTAAACAGATCTTGAGTAATCCAGAGAAATATTTTACACCCGAAGTACTACAGGCACTTGATGAAGTTGCTGCTAAGGAGTTCCGATATGGATCTTAAAGATTATGTCAGACACTATCCATTGGCATTGGATCCTAGTCTCTGTCGTAACATAATTGAGTTAGGAAAGAAGACAGAACTAGAAAGGTGGGAGCAGAAGGGTAGACCTCAATGGAATATGTTTAACATTACCCATGAGATAGAGAAAGAAGGTGCTAGGGAAGAATGGGTCAAGATTCATAATCAATTGATCCAATATATCAAACGTCTTTCTGAGATCTATATGGCAGAGGTTGACTGTAAAGACTTCTGGCCAGTAGAGAATTCATTTGAGCAGGTTAAACTTAAGCACTATGAGTGTGAAAGGAATGATAGGTTTGATCTACATGTGGATGTAGGCAACCATGATAGTGCTCGGAGATTCCTTGCACTCTTCTTCTATCTTAATGATGTTGACAAAGGTGGAGAAACATGCTTTCATAATATAGATCACAGCATACAACCAAAGGAGGGTAGTGCCTTAGTCTTCCCTCCCACATGGATGTTCCCTCACTCAGGCAAAGCACCCCTGTCTAATGACAAGTGGGTGGTCAGTACTTATTTACACTACCTCTAATGCAAAAGATCGAAGAGATCACCCTCAGTAAACTCATCCTTGATGAGAATTATTGTAGGCAGGTCATGCCTTTTATTAAGGATGAGTACTTTGACACTATCAACAATAAGGTCTTGTTCACTGCTGTACAAGACTATGTGCAAGAGTTCTCGGCATTACCAGAACCTCAAGCACTTAAGATTGAGGTGGAAAAGCGTAGGGATATAAGTGAAGAAATTATTAAGGAGATAGAAGAGTTCCTAGATAATAAGATCGACAAAGATCATTACAATAAAGATTGGTTATTAGACACAACAGAGAAGTGGTGTAAGGAACGTGCTATCTACCTTGCACTCATGGATAGTATCAAGATTGCTGACGGTCAGGATAAGACTCGTACCAAGGATGCTATTCCACATATCATGTCCGAAGCATTAGGTACAAGTTTCGATGACACAGTTGGACACGATTACATCAAAGACGCAGACGAAAGATACGACTTCTACCACAAAACTGAGGAGAAGATTCCGTTCGACTTGGAACTCCTCAACAAGATTACAAAGGGTGGTCTTCCTAACAAGACTCTCAACATTGCTCTTGCAGGTACTGGTGTGGGTAAGTCTTTGTTCATGTGCCATTGTGCTAGTGCTGCTCTCCTCCAAGGTAAAAATGTTCTTTACATTACTCTTGAGATGGCAGAAGAAAAGATCGCTGAAAGAATAGATGCTAACTTACTTAATGTTCCCATCCAACAACTCAATGATCCTCTATTCAGTAAGGCACAGTTTAGAACTAAGATTGATAAACTAAATAAGAAGACTCAAGGTCGTCTTGTTATCAAGGAGTACCCCACAGCATCTGCTCATGTAGGTCACTTTAAGTCACTGCTTAATGAGTTAGCAATGAAGAAGGGGTTCAGTCCTGATATTATATTCATAGACTATCTTAATATCTGTTCATCCTCTCGTTATAAAAACTCAATTGTCAATTCATACACATTCGTCAAAGCAATCGCAGAAGAACTTAGGGGTCTCGCAGTTGAGGCGAACGTTCCGATTGTATCTGCCACTCAAACTACTCGTAGCGGCTACGGTAGTAGCGATGTGGACCTTACTGACACCTCTGAGTCTTTTGGACTCCCTGCTACTGCTGACCTTATGTTTGCCCTTATTTCTACAGAAGAGTTGGAGGGTGTGAATCAAATAATGGTCAAGCAGTTAAAGAATAGATATAATGATCCTACAGTTCACAAGAGATTTGTCATAGGTATTGACAGATCCAAGATGAGGCTGTATGATTGTGAACAGCAGAAACTTACCGACTCTGGTAATGAAGAAGAAGTCTTAGAGATTGCTAAGACAGTAACCAAATTCGATTCATTTAAGATATGAGCAAGCACGACCATGACCATAAGGACTCAGTACCTGGTCCAATTCCATTTGATCCTGCATCAACTGACAATGCACAGAAAGTAGCAGAGACTATGAATAACTCTGCACAGGATGCTAAAGATGACATGGCAGAAGGTGCAAAGAAGATTGCTGATGAAACTCCTAAGACACCAGAAGAGTTTATTAAACAGAAAGGTTTTACTGCATGGCAAGCAGCAGAGAAAGTCAGAGCAGAAGAGAACAAGAAAAAGGACAAGGAGAAGTTCCAGATAGACTTAGATAAGTATATGCATTTTCAGGACAAGACTTGTTCTGATGCTAGTAAAGATAAGATTCAGTACATTGATCGACTGAGACAACTATCTGAACAGGGATGTGACATCGCTCGTTTAGATACTGCTTCTCAGGGATTGACTGCTGAAGCAGGTGAGTTCTGTGAGATCGTCAAGAAGATGAAGTATCAGGGCAAACCATGGAACGATGCTAACAAAGAGCATCTTATCAAAGAGTTGGGTGATGTACTATGGTATGCTGCTTGTGCAGCAAGAGCATTAGAAGTCCGTTTGGATGATGTGTTCTATACCAACTCACTTAAACTTGCTGCCAGATATCCTGGTGGTGAGTTCTCTATCGAAGACTCAGAAAATCGCAAAGAGGGAGACATTTAATTGCATTTAGTTTATGGAGCGATTGCTATTGCATTGATAGTAGCAATCATCGTGACCCTAGTGTGGTATGATCCACATTAAAGAGGTCTGGAAAGTCTGGAAGTATACTTTGGGATCCTTCCAAGACGAAACCACGAAGAGGTATGATGATATTATCTGCATCATCAGAACCTTTATCTTTGTACAGTTGGTTCTAACCAACTGTTTTATTATTGCAGGTAACATTAGACATTGGAATGACAATCATGGCACTATCACAACAGGTAGAGTACAGTTTGAGAGAAGCACAAGAGTCTCTCCGTAATGCTCTATCCTTCGCAGCAAGATCCGAAAAACCGTACATCTCAAAGCATATTGCTGATATGCTGGCTAATATTGATAACCTCTGCCACGTTTCAGAGCTTATCGAATCACTGGAGGATGCACAAGATGCAGTTAAAGATAACGAATGAAGAGTTTGATACTATTATAATGAATCTTTGGATGCATCGTAAGACCGATAACAAAACCAGAGAATTATATGAAAGACTTAAGGTCGAACAGAAAGACAATAAATAAAGGGTAGAGATACCCTTTTTTTAATGGCTGCGAGGACAGATCCAGAACCATTATATGATGGTGAGGAACCACAACTAACAGAGATTCCTAGAAATGCAGGGTTTGCATACGAACTAGATGTGTATCGGAAACTTAGAGATGCTCAGTTTAATGTTGACCCACCAGCAGGTGCTGACAGTGCTAAGGCTGACATAGAAGTCAAATTAGATAATAATTATGGTAAGATAACTAAGTTCGAATTAAAGGAGAAGTTATCTGCTGACTTTGCACAGATGAATTTTGATTGGGATTCTACTAAGGGATTTTATATTGATAAGAATAAGAAGTCTGCTAAGAAAGATGCTGCTAAAGTTATGATAGGTATTGCTGAAGATAGAAACATACTTGATGTAGCCAATACACATTGGGATCAACCTGCTCAGGTGCCTGGTAAATTTGTCACTAGCAATGATAGAGCTTCTAAACTTAGAGCATGGAACTTAGATAAGGCTAGGTTTCCTGATAAGAAATTTGATAACGGTGTTGCAGCAAGATTAGTAGAAAAATATTATAATTCTAAGGATACATATTACATACAGATAAAGGGGAACGGTTTATATCATATGGGTAGTGACCCCGAAAATTTTGGTACTCCTAGCTTCAGAACCAACGTTGCAACCAGTTACATTAGGATACGATTAAAGACCAACTCAGCAAGCAAACCAGCATGGTCATTCTTGATGGCACTTAAGATTGGTTCTGTTACAAGATCTAACATTGACCTCGATGGGGATCTCAGTTTCCTTAGACAGGCTGTATAATAGAGTTATGGCAAAGAACACACACTTAGAACACATAGAAGATGAGCTTATCAACACTGGATATGCAGGTGGTAGTAATGCGATAAAATTTTTAGAGTCGCTACGGGACATGCTTAGTAATACTGGTGGTAATAATACAAAGGTTACTGTCAAATGGGATGGTGCACCCGCTATCGTATGTGGTATTGACCCTAAAACAAATCTGTTTTTCGTTGGTACTAAGTCAGTCTTTAATAAAGGACAACCGAAGATAGGATATGATCATGATTTTATAGATTTTCACTATTCAGATAGTCCAGTGAAGGATGTATTGCATAAGTGTTATGATGCATTTAAAGACCTAGGTATTACTGGTGTACTGCAGGGTGATCTTTTGTACACTAGGACTCCACCTGCAGCCACTATGTGTGGTAAGGTATGTTATAAGTTTAAACCTAACACTATCACATACTGCGTGGAAAAGAATACAGTAATGGGTAAGAAGGTTGGAGATTCTACGTTTGGTATAGTATTTCATACCAGTTATAGTGGTCAGTCTGTTGCGGAAATGTCTGCTTCATTTGGTGTTGATGTTAGTGGTCTACAAGGTAATCCTAAGGTTGCAGTGTTCTCTTCAGATTTTCAGAATGTGAATGGTGTTGCTAACCTTTCTAAAGCTGATAAGCAGAACTTTAATAAACAGATTGTTATTGCTAAAAGTGGTATAACTAAGGGCAGAAACTTCCTTGATCTTCTTGGAGGTAAGAAACCATTTGAGTTTACTGCATTGTTTAAGATGTACTTTAACCAAGTGGTTCGTAGTGGTAAGGTTCCATCATCCTCTGCTGTTATGCTTAGATCATTTGTTACCTTTGTAACAGAGAAGTTTGATATGGAGATTGCCAAAAAGAAAACTGAGAAATCTCAGTTACAATGGGATAAAAAGAAACAGAGTACTATTAAATACCTAAATAATAACAAAACTGCCATACATAATGCTATGAATGCCTTTACTGCTTTGATGACTGCTAAAAACATCATCATCAGCAAACTACAAAAGGTTAAAGGCATTGGTACGTTCATAGAGGATGAAGATGGGTATCGTGTAACAAGTCCTGAGGGATTCGTTGCTATTAAAGACGGTACTGCTATGAAACTGGTCGATAGACTAGAGTTCAGTCGTGCTAACTTCACTGTTGCAAAAAATTGGGGATAAATGTTAACATTTCACGTCTTTATAACTGAAGCAGAAGCAACTAAGAAACCAGTTGCTAAGAAGAAGCCTGTGGGTAACACTAAGGCAGACAAACTTGCTGCAGATAAGCATGTCGCTATAACATTCGGTAGGTTTAACCCACCTCATGCAGGTCATGGTAAACTTATGGATGCTGTTAAGGCACATGGTGGTGACTCTGGTAATTACAGGATCTATCCTAGTAGAACACAAGATCATAAGAAGAATCCTTTAAGTGCTGACCAAAAGGTTGAGCACATGCGTAAGATGTTTAAGGGTCACAAGGATGCGATCCAAAACTCTGAGCAACATAGGAATATATTTGACATCATGCGTGACCTCAATGATGAGGGACATGAGCATGTTACTATGGTAGTTGGTGATGACCGTGTAAAAGAATTTCAGAAATTAACTGACAAGTATAATGGTGTACACTATGACTTTAAGTCTATCAATATAAAGTCTGCTGGTGCTAGAAATCCAAAGTCTGAGGATCCTTTGGAGAAACTTAGTGCAAGTGCTTTGCGTAAACATGCTACAAGTGGAGACCATGAAGCATTCCATGCTGGCACTGGTGGATATAAGCATAGTAAGCAGATGATGGCAGATGTTGCAGCAGGTATGACACCACCAGAGAAAGCTGCTAAGAAGAAGAAAGCAAAGGCTAAGAAGGAGAGTTGGTTGTTCGCACCTAAGTTATATCAACAGGAATTAAGGGAGCACTACATCGAAGAAGATCTTTTTGCTGTAGGCACACTCGTAGAGTATGATGACACTGGTATTCGTGGTAATATTGTTCACCGTGGTAGTAACTATGTAATCCTTAAGGATTCTTATGGCGATGAGTTTCGCACATGGTTACATCATGTGACAGAAGTTACAGATGCTAGTAAGAACAGAGAAGATCAGTCTAACTTCTCTGCTGATGACGGTAGTGGCAATGACTGGAAAGTTGGCACAGATAAATATCGTCAGGCGGTACAGGCAATGACACCTGGACAAGCAACCACTAAGTTTGGAGTTAAGTTTTCAGACTTTAGAAAGACTGCAACACCTAAATAATAGTTACGGACCTACTTAAAAACAATGGTTGATATTAAAGTATCTGCAGAACTCATGGGTTACACCATGGAAGAACAGATGACAATCCTAAAGCACGTTGATAGAGAGTCAGCAGCTCCCTCGAAACGTATGCAGGAGACAGTTGATAAGATCACTAAGATCATTGACGAGTCACCTATCCAAGAAGTCTTCGAAGGGTATGGTGGGTTTCCGATAGAGAAGGAAGCGATCAATAAGAGTAAACGCAAGTCACCTGATGACCGTAACATAGGTAGAGTAATCTCACCTGGTGGACAGTCTATGGTTATTACTGGTCGTAAAAGTGATGGTCGTTACATTGTAGTAGGTAAGAAAGGAGAGAAGACTGCTAAGTATGCAGAGGATATTGGTGTCCAAGAGTCCATTGATATTGAGGACTTACATCAGTCTATGTTAGAAGCTATGACTGTTACTAACGCTGATAAAAAGGGCAACACACCTGCATGGCAGAACTATAAGAAAGGCATGAAGAACAAGCAAGGCAAGCCAGTATATAAGGCTGCTGATCATGTCAAAGAAGATACCATTAATGAGATTTCTGCTGACCTCGCACTGAAAGCATCTAAGAAAGCAGATGTAGAGAGAGGAAAGGCAGCAGCAGCAGGTGATAAAGAGAAGGCAAAGTCTAAAGCAGGACAAGCATCTCGTTTATATGCTGCACAGAAAAAGAAAAGACTTGGTGAAGAGACTATCGATGATCTTATAGAGAGATTCATTGACCTAGATGATGACTACATAGATGAAATTAGTTTCGAAGACCTCGAAGCGATGTGTATAGAAGCATTAGAAGAGCTAGATGAAGTTTCACTTAATGAAGCACTCGAAGCCATAGATGGTATAGAGTTGTTGACGGAAGCACCATCAAAGCATTCTGCAATGCCTAATATTGCTGTACAAGCACCCCAGAAAAAACCTGAGAGAGATGCAGGTTCATTAGCTCGTAAGAAATTACTGTCTAAGTCATCTGACTCTGGTCCTTCTCGTTCAGATAAGGTTAAGTCAGCACTTAAGAGTGCTGGTTCTGCTGTCAAGAAGGGGTTAGGTAAGGCAGGTGAAGCAGCAGGTAATGTTGCTAAGAAGGTACCATACAAAGCAGGTCAAGCCGCAGGTCATGCAAAAAATGTTGCTGATAAGGTAGGTAGTGCTGCTAAGAAGGTAGGAAGTGCTTTAAGTAAGGCAGGGTCAGACGCTAAGGCAGGGTATGCATCAACTCGCAAGAAGCCAGGCGTATCAGATTCAGCTAGACCTGATAAGAAACCAGGTGTATCAGATTCAGCTAAACCTAAGTCTAGTGCAGGTGGTGGAAGTTCTAGTGGTTCAGGTGGAAGAGGACAAATCAAACAGTCCTTCTCTAAGTCGAACTCATCTTCATCAGAAACATCAAGTTCATCATCAAGTACAACAAGTAGTTCATCATCAAGTAGTTCCTCAGGATCAAAACCAGCAGGAGCACCAGCAGGAGGATCAAAACCTGCAGGATCAGGTATTGGTGGTAAGCTAAAGCGTGGTATCAAAAAGGTAGTTGGCAAAGTGGCTCGTGGTGTCTCCAGTGGAGCAGACCGTGTTGCAAATCGCATGGGTGAGAGTTATGATTGGCGTAAAGAAATGGGGATTTAGTAATGACATCCAAAGCACAACAGACATTATTAAATAAGAATGATAGACGTGACAAAGACAGTCAACATCCCATCATGAAGGGTGGGACCAAAGTAAAGAAAGGTATCACGATTAATCCAAAGAAGGAGGATCTTATGTCAGAGAAATTAGATCCCGTCGGTAAAGAGGATTCAGACATCAACAACGACGGTAAAGCAAACCGCAAAGATGACAAGTACCTAAAGTATAGAAGGAAGGTACGCTCTTCAGTCATCAAGCGAAGAGATCATTTACAAAAAGAAGCACTACAACTAGCAAAGTCTGGTGTCCCTGATGGGTATGATGCTAGAGTAGATATAGAAATAGAAGAAATAGAAGAGGTAGCCGTAACAGGTGCTGCTCTTCCTGCATCTGTAGGTTCTACTGCTCACAGTAAGACAGATAAAGCAAAAGAGAATCTCAAGAAGAAGATGCTCCAAGCAACTGCTGAGTATGATAAGAAGAAGAAGGAGGGAAGACGATGAAACTCCTGGAGTGGGATAACTCTGAACAAGCAGCCAAACTCAAGCGTTATGATGCAGAGAAGGTCAAGGCTAAAGAAACTTTGTACAAGTCTAAGCATGGACCTAAAAGGTACAAGGAATTTATGAAGAAGGATGCTGAGGCTAAGGATAAACCTATCAAGAACCCTAAAGGTGTGAGAGCATTACATAAAGGTAAGTGGGGTTACATGAAGAACAGGAAGTTTACTTCAGACTGATGCCCAAGAAACCATTACATAGATTGCCACTGGACAGTTGGTTCGATGATGTTCCTCATCCCTATGATACATGGCCAGTAGCAAAAGATTTAGACTTGGATGAACATATACCATACCCTTATGATGGGGTTGTAGAAGAAACTATACATGAGAAGATGTATAGATTGGCAACCAAGAATAATAGAATAGGTGGGTCGGAAGCATATATAGAATAGTTAATAATTTTGTATCATGTTATCTTTTTTACTCCCACTAGCATCAAAAATCATTTCAGATGCTGTAGATAAGATCCCCGAAGACGCAGAGCTCGGTGAGAAACTTATAGATATATGCCTTAAGATCATTGGTAAAGCAGTCAAACTTACAAAGACTGATGCTGATGATAAGTTGTTTGCTCAAGTAGAGAAAGCAATCAAGGCTCGTTAAATTATAAATAAATAATAGGATACCAACAACTTTTCAGAGGAATTACAATGTCTGTCGTAGGAAAAATAGACGCAGCTGCATTCTCTAACACAATTGGAGTCACTAATGGTGATGCTACTGTGTCTAAGAATGCGGGAGATGAAGTTACTGTGGGTGACGTGCTAGAGATTAGTAGCGTTGCATATATTGTTAAGCAAGTAACAAGTACAACTGCAATCGAACTGCATAAGAACTATGCAGGATCAACAGCAACTGTTGCTGCTGCTAGTGTAATTAAAAGGACACCGCCAAAGGCAGTGGCTGAGTACGTTATACTTGGAGGAGACTCTAACTCATATGAATTAGTGTTTGTAGATACAACTGAAGATAGCATCGCATCTAACAAGACTCGTGGCATCTCAGGACCAGGTTGGTGGCAGTATCGTACATACCAAACACACAATGGTGACACCAAGCATAAAGCTGAGTGCATCGTACCTCTTAAAGTTGCAGTTGGAACTTCTGGTGACCAAGCAGACGAGACAGTCGTTGCTGACGTACTTGAGACAATTACTGTTGGTACACAACCTGCTAACTCCACCTCATCTTCTGGTGCTGGAACATTCG